AGAAAGGAGCAGCTTTCCACATTTCAAAGTCATCATAAGTTGAATGACAGAATAAGTGGTTTAGAGAGATCGCTTTGGGAGATGCAAGAGAAGATGTTAGAGTCTGAGAAGTTTATCAGAAAGCAATTAGAGAGAATTGAGAAAAAGATAGATGGAGAGCTTAACTTACCCGAGGATGATGTTAGAGAATCCACGGATAATGTTACAGCAAAGACTGTAGAGAGAGAGGAGTTAGATAGAACTTTCTCTACAAGAAAGTTTATGATTAGAAAGAAAGATCGAAGTGGATCTGGCAGAGCACCTTTTGGAGTTACGGATGAGAGACCGTTTGCTTACAAGAGGACTGTCAATAGACATACTAGAGATTTCGTTGAAGGATCTGCTCATGGTTATGCAACCTGTGATTGTGTTAATAGTGCAAGCGACTTAGATGGCGCTGAACTAATTAACTATATCAAGGATTGTGTTACTATGAGTAAGAATCTTTCTTCTGATTTTTCAGTTATGTCCCTGTCAGATTGGGATAAGCTGGAGAACTTGAGGATTGTAAGAAGTGAGTTGTTATGTACTCCTGTAGTAAAGTTTAATTTACCGCAGTATAAGTATAAAGGAGATACATACAGAGAGACGAAGACAGTGTGTATGTTGTGTGAGTTAGTGATGAACCAAGGTTCTATCTTGGCACATTCTAAAACTTTATCACATGTTGCAGCAATTGTGCGACACCCTGATGCTTTAACCAATTTCGATAAAGAGGTTAAAGATAAGGTTGTTGGACAAATGTTCAGCATGGAGAAAGCTAGAAAGTGGATATCCCCGCCCAAGACGGATGAGACTGTCGCGGAGATTGGAGACGCTGCTACTGAAGTTAAAGAAGCAGCTGCTGAGATTAAGCAAGTGGTAGTGAGAAGCGAAGAGAAGATTGAGAATGCAACTAAGGCATTAGAAGAGATTGCCTCTGTTGGAAAGATGTTCAAAGAGTTTTTCACGACGACCATACCAGAGAAGGTTAGGTCGATCATGAAGCCGCATACATTGATTAAGTATGTGAGTAAACTTACTGGATTAGCGTTAGCAGTTTGGGTTGTTCAGAAAATTGATGATCCAAAGTTGCAGATGTCGATCGTGGCATCTACACTGTTAACTTCTGGAATAGCTTACGAGCTTATTTCAGGATTCATTAAGTCTATTCTCTACGTGCTCAATGCTGCGAAGAATGCAGTGATTGG